CAGTTATTGCGAAAGCAGCCTAGCCGCATTAGAGATAGCATACTCATTGCGGTAGTTGTAAACAGTCACAATTCAACCTTGTCTATCACGCGACGAACGGCACCTAAGTGCTCACGACCTATAGTCGGATCAGCCAGTTTCTAGGGATCTGGCAACCCATGATTGCGTGTTTAACGTCCCGCCGGACAGCGGGTTGGAGGACTTACTCCTCCACCATCGAGCGCACCTTGTCGTAATCCAACCGGGTGTACTCGACTCCTGCCTTACGGCAGGCCCGTTCGCAAACTCCTGAGAGCAGATCGAAGTATTCTCGACCATGGAATGCGGCTTCTAAAAGCGCGCTTCGCACGGTTTCAGCTGCGATGAAATGGCCATAAGCTGCCTTATTCACCCAGTGTAGACTTTCTTCGATCACTTGTTTTTGGAGAGGTGCGTAGACGTTGCCGTCGATCTTGCGGAAGTTGCGCTTCAGCAATTCAACCTCATCCCAGTTAGTATAAGGCGTATCTGGGGTGATAGGTGTCTTCGACGGTGTCGTCACACGGCCTCCTAACAATTTTCTCGTAGCTTCGGCATAGTCATATGGAGTGAACCAAGTAATGACGCGGCTGTCCAGCGATATGATTTGATCATCGCCGTACAAAGCTGTCTCAACGTGACGATTAAAGAAATCGTGAACGGAGGTCAGCTCATCCTCGTACTTATCCTGGCCACACACGTGAAACACTGCGCGAATGGAAAGCTTATTGCGGTAGGAGTTTAGCTGAGAAGTGCGATCAACGCCAGAATTTGTAGTCTGGGCATCGAGGTAAACACGCGCACCGTCGACATGAGCGGCGACACACGTGGACAAGCACATGGCTTTATACCAGTGGCGGAAATCCTCCACGGCGAAGTCACGGCCTGATACCTCGCGCCAAACATCCTTAATTCGGGAAGCGTCGATCTTGTTCGCCGATAACGACCATGCCTGTCTCTCACCAATAACGTGCGTGAGAACTAGCTGGTTGTGCATATCGAAATTCACTTGATCCGTGACTATGTAGTCTGGATGCTTCGCGAGTCGATGATGCAGTTCCTTCCACTCATGAGAAGTGGCAGAAATACCAACAGCAGACGTCGATACCGTAGAATAGTGCTTCTCTACAGCCGTGAGGTGCGCAGTGATCATGCGCGAAACTGTAAGGTCAACAATG